ATGTTTGCGAGAATATCCGTGTTTATATTTTCACTCCCTGATTTATAGTATAATTGTTTTTTAGAAAACAGATTATAAACAATCGCCCCGCTAAATAAAGACGAAGTTAATCCTGTTTTAACGTTTGTAGAATTATAAGTATGATTATAAGCTGTTAAATCTAAATCCTTTAATTCATAATTTTTAAGTTTGTCTTTTAACGATACTAAATTTCCAAAGAAATTAATAGTATAAGCGTATGGCCTACCTTGCTTAACTGAAACCTTGTCAAGTTTCCATTTTCCAAACTTAAAAGGAAGTCCGTCTAATTCAATACGCCCATCATGTTTAATCCTGGCATCAAAAGCATTATCTATATTAGCATCGTAGTAATGTTTGAAAATACGGTTGTTGTTATGTGTGGCGGGTACAGTAAATGATTTTGAGTAGTCCGTTGTATTTTTGGTAATATCATTGATATTGGCCACACTCGAAGTCAACTCAATAGATTCATCTTTGAATAAATCTACTTTATCATTGCCAATATATATGTTAGTCATCATATGTTGTTGATGTCATTAAATGCATACTCAAATTCCACCTCATAATTTATTAAACGGTCCTTCATTCGAGTTTTGTATTCTAAAGATTTAGATCCCAATTTCAAAGGAATATAATTTGTACCGTCAAACTGCCAAACTCTCTCAGATAAAAATAATTGTTTAAAAGTTTCATTCAAGGCTTCATCGACAAAACCGCTGTTCATTTTAAATTTAGAGTTTGCCTGTACGTTATAAGTTACCATTTGATGATTCCCCGCCGATGGTTGTCCCCTATCACTTTCAAAATCTTCGCTTTTAACAGACATCGATTCTGTTTTAGCCTTAAAGAAAGTCATTGTTTGCATGGCTCCATCTTTATTTTGAAAGGCAATATCTATTGGCGAGTATCTACATTCATCCGTTATCAATAATGAAATAGTTTCTCCATTATAGACTATCTCTACTGTTTCATCTGTTGTAGCTGTTGAAACATTAACCCATACATTTTGAACCAATTCTCCGCTTGTGGTTGTTGCAGGGGTTGCTATTGTTTCATTTATTTGGTCATCTGGGTACGATATAATTGAAAGTGTGTCCGCATCATCTTCGGGAAGCATTATTGGCAAACAAAAATACCCATTTCTATTTACTTTAAATTCGTCACCTGATAGTAATATTTTATTCGTTGGAGGCTGTGCATTTTCCCCGTCTAATCCATAAGTATAACCTTGCAATAATAAAGTAGTGTTTTCTAATTGAACCACTTCAAAATCATCTTCGTCTATGGTTGTATAGATTACTTGTGTCTTAACCCATTTTTGATTGTTGCCATCATATATGCCTGTGGTCGTCATTGTCTGCGGTGTGAAATCAATGTAATCATTTAGTAAACGGGCTATGTTTATTTTATCCGTTCCTGATGAAACTGCTATATTCTGTTTTGTAATTTCATAAGAAGCCGTGCCTGGAGGGGTTGCTTTCACACCGTCCCAAATAAACAATTGAAGGGTATATTCTGAACATACAACCGATGTCAAAGGACTTGTAAAAGGTATCGATAAGTAATAAGGTGATAATGATTTTATCATAATTTCAATGCTATTTTTAATTGACTTTCAACTTCTAATCCGTACGCTGCATAAATATCTTCGGGTAATCTTTGGAAAGCTTGTTCAAATGGTTTGGTAAAAAAATTAGTAGTAGCTAAGCCTTTATTCCAAATTGACCGCATTATTAAAAAAGCTGTTGATTTGTAGGATAGGAATTGACCTGACTTTCTATCTTTGAACTGTATTCGTTTCCGTGTTACCCATCCGTTTACTCCATTGGTTAACCCTCCTTTTCTACCTGTTCCTGTTCCAAACTTAAACGGACTTGTTGGTGCTTTTGCTGAGCTTGAAAAACCTTTTACCCCTTTATCAACAAACTCCCAATAATCGTTGGCGTCTTTGAAATCGAAAGTTAAAACTGCACCGTCTTTCGTTGGTACTGTTTTGTAATTAATTCCGTTGTAAAGTTTAGACGTGTCTTTCTTTTTCTTTTTAGATAGATTTGACTTCGCCTGTTGTTGGACATACTTGCCAAAGTTGTTTAATTCATCGACTACTGACATAATTAATCTTTGCCATCAAACTTTTCCCACAACATTCTAGCTACCCAACCAACAGCCATTAAACCGAAAATCATAAATAAAATAAAAAATGGATTTTGCATAATATAAAAATTTAAAATTAAACTACTGACATAATGAAAGTTCTGTATTTGGAACTTCAATAACAAAAGTTAATCTAGCTCCATCAACTAATTTTGCACCCTCAAATGAACCTAATTCAAACGTTGGGTTTTCGCTTGATGTTATATTATTCTCTTCAAAATCTGTATACATTTTTAGCCACATACGATTCAAAACTCCGATAGCTAAATTATGATTATCCACCTCATTGTCTTGACCCCAGAAATCGTCTGTATTAATTTCTTTATTAATATCCCTTTGATTGAAACAAGCCAACTCAATATTGAATTGTAATGTTTGACCATTAGTGAATGCACCAGATATAATATTGATATTAACCAATGGATACATTACTTCTTTTTTCAAATCAATGTCAATAGTCTTCATAACTGAATTAACCAAAGTATCGGCTTCGGCTAATTGTTTAAGATAGTAGTATAAGGTTGTAAGTTGGTTCATAATTTTTTACCTAATGCGATTAATTGACCTACTTTACTCCCTAAAGATAATCCGTTTTCTTTATTGATAATTGGATATTCACAACAATTTTTAACAATGTGTTTATGCTTTCTCAATACTATATCAATTTCAGCTTCTAACTTTTGAAGTTCTAATATTTTTTCTATTAATTTTTCATCTTCTATTATCATAATTCAATAGTATTACTTGATTGATTCATTATCTTATGTTTTAATTTCTGCTTGTCAATTTTATGGCAAAGGAATAAATGCACTTCATGAACATTCATATTTTCAATATGTTTTATTTTCCAAATTTTGCCCTTAGCCAATTCATCAATAGTTGCATACCACCCCCATTTATCAAAGTAGTCATTGGCACTTCTTCCCTCGCTGGTTCCACCTGCATATATTTCTCCGTATAACTCACTAATTCGTTGGCTAAACTCGAAAAAAAAACCAGCGCACCATTGACAATCGATAATGGCATGTGCTTCATTATGTTAGCGTACTGCTCCGTACCTTTATAATTAATAATAGAGTAGTTATTAAAACTATCCTTATTTTTAATCGGTCTAAATAATACTGCCATTAACTTATGTAACTCTTTTACATCCGCGCCATAGGTAGAAAGGTCTATAAATTCCCCTTGTGTTATTTTATCCAAGTTAGGAATGAAACCAAACTCTACCTCTTTAATAAAGAAAGTAGGTTTAAATTCTACTGTTTGATTAAGTGCTAAATCAATTTGATTAACTATGTCATTATAATCGGCAACACTTATTAAATCAATTCTATTGCGTTCTAATCCTGTAAAGATTTGTATTTTCCTTTTGTTGAAATTATATTCATCTAAATCAGTTCGTTCCAATAATTCATTATACAATTGGAATTGATGTAATGTAATATCTGCTATGCTCTCAGGAAGTAAAATTTTCATACTATTAAAACTAAAATTATTGATTATTGTTATTAGCGTATATCGTGATTATAATTACCTGTTAACTGATATGCTATATTGTAACGTGCTGCATCTAAAATGTGGTTCCAAGCATCAAGGAATAGTTTGCTACCTTTATCAGTATAAACATAGTTGTTTAATTCCTTTGCGATATTTTCGCCCTCAACTATCAATTCATAATCTTGCATTATTGCTATCCCTGCTGAGATACTTCCTGCCCCCTTTGTGGTTCCAACAACCTTGCACCCTAGTTTTTGAAGCTCATTTATTAAACGTGGCTCGGCACTATCAGCTACTATCAACTTGGGGCCACAAATTGTTTTATTTATGTGTGCTATTTCGCTTGTGGTTAACTTTGGTTTATAAAGATGTTCTTTAAGGTAAATGCGTTTTTGTTTTCTGTCAATTGCAACCTCGACTAAGGTAGTTGGATCAATACTAAATCCATAATCCTGCCCGAATGATGTCTGTAAATTATCAGGGTTAAACGCTCCAAACTTCCAGTTAGTGAAAACAACCCCCTCCGCTTTATCTAGCCAACCCCCAAGTATAACGTGTTCGTATTTCTTTGGGTTGTTTAATTTGATTTGTTCTATTTGGTCCAGAAAAGACTGGTCTAAATTTTCTTTGTTATCAATGTATGTTGTGTGAATGTATGTAGTGTTTCCTTTCACTCCATTGAAACCCTCTTGCACTCCTGACTGTTCAAAGAACCGTTTATAAATCCAACTTTCTTTTGTGGTTGGATTAAGTATTAATATAATACGATTTTGCTTTCCTTTTTGTCTAATCGACAAATCAATTTTGTCAAAGGTTTCTTCATCTGTAAGCTCTTCAGCTTCATCCAAAATCCAACAAGTCACACCCTGCAAAGATTTTAAATTAGCTGTTTGGTCACCGCTTGATGTTTTAATCCCTCTAAATATTATTTCGCTTTTTGATTGTATATTTACTATTTCAGATTTTTTAACTTCAAAATAATCATTCAATTCCATTAAGTCAATCTTTTCTTGAAACTCTGGAATGATTGACAAATGAGCAGATGTCATTGTATGTCTAGTGAATAGGATTTTGTGTCCTGTTTCAAACGATAAAAGGTTGGTAAATCTACCAACCTCAAATGATTTACCAGAACCTCTACCACCTGTAGCAACAAAGTATCTTGTATTATTTCCTAATTTATTCCAATGTTTCGGATGCTTCTTTATCATAAAGTTCTTTGATGTCGAAGTGATTTAAAGTATGTGTATTATTTTGGTCAATTACTTGTTTAGGCATACCAAAGTTATATTGAAAGAATAACTTAACCGCCCAATCTTTACCTTCTTTTAACGCATCGTTTAAAGCTTTAAAAGCTAACGGTTCTAATGGTGTTAACTTTTCTATTAAACTTTGTTCTTCTGCTTTGCTTTTACGTCCTCCATTGGTTGCGTGTCCACCATTGTTTTTTCTTTTATCCATAATTAATAAAAATTAATTAATTAAATAACTATCATAAACTTTATCTAATTTATCTATCATTGAAATCATTGGCTTTGGACTACAACCAGAACATGGTTTCCAAAGTATTCTATTGAATACACTTGCATATAATTCACAAACATAATCAATTTGTTGTTTACTTATTG